AGGATACTTCAAACCAAGTCTATTAGCTTGGTTCTTGTAGTATTCCATTTCTTCATTAGCAGTTACTTGTTCAAGGATTTCTTGTTCTGCTTGTTTAGCTTGTTGCTTAGTCATCTTTTTGTGTCCTATATTAGATTTCAAGATAAGGTTATTGCCCTCCATTTCTGGAGGGCATTTCATTTAATTAAAACGGAGCAACAGTTTTAATCAAACCGATACGTTCTGGACGTTGGAATATAATACCGTAGTACCAGAACAAAGAGGTCAGACCAATTTTACCATATGGGTCATCACGAGTAGGAGTACCTGGTTTCATAGTCTTAACGGTGATTTTACCATGATTACCAGAACCAGAAGTTTGGAAACCAATGGTAGAGAATGCATCTTCACCGATACACAACAGAGGGAAGATGTCATATTTACCATCAGTAGAGTACATACCTTTGTTTGGGTCAGCAGCAGCACCAGCACCAGCCCAATGCTTCATTTCTTCTACTTCTACAAAGCGGAAGTTACCGATTGCACCGATTTCATCAGGCAACAAGGTAGTAGCAGCAGCATATTGGTGAGCTTTAATCAATGCAGGATTACCGAAGTTATCACGCATATTTTCCAACAAAGGAATCACCTCAGAACCAACAAAGATGAAACGAGTACTGGTCAGAGTACGAGTATCATTCATTGTAGAACCCTTGATGATTTTAGTATGTTTAGGTGTACGAACAGCAGTCAATGCACGGTCAAGACGTTGCAGAGTCTTATAAGACAACTGACAAGTATCATCCATAGTGTCATCAGAAATAGCACCACCAGCGTAAATCAAAGTACCAGCACCATTCAGAATATCAATTTGCAACATATCTTCTTGGATTTTTTCAGCACCAATCATTGCTTCACGATACATACGTTGCAATACTGATGGGTCAGAGTCGAACATTTCAAATTCATCCGTCCATTCATAGAAGAAACCAAATGAGTTGAAAGTACCTTCGATTTCACGGCGTTGGAAACCAACACGGTTTACACGACCACCAGTTTCAGTGATTACTGGCAGAGCAGCAACAATCTTACCGATGTCTTTAGTAGAACCATACAAGTTACCGTTACGAATTTGAACACCACGAGCATCAATACCTTGGTCATTCATGTTACGGTCGTCCAGCAGAGGCAGAAAATGCCAGCCACGGATACGTTTACCTTGATGTTTAGGCATAGAGATAGTGGAAGCCAAAGCACCAAACTTACGTTGACGAGCAGCTTCAACCATCACTGATTTGATGTAGAAGGCAGCTTTATTTTGATTACCAATAGAGCTTGGAATTGGAAAACCAAACACACCAGTAGGGTCATTGTGCTGATGAGCACGAGGAGTAAAGGTATCTGCATTATGAGCAGATGTAGGGGTATAAGCAGGAGTAGGGATAGGATTCAATTCACTCATGATTTAACTTTCTAAAAATAAAATTATTTAAACTTTTTCAGCATATTCTCATAAGAACCAAATGCTTCAAAATCTTCATCTCTCATATTAAGAATATCCATTACATCAATACGAGCATTTACAGGATTTGTAGCTGCACCTTTAGTAATGTTAGAACCAGCAGGAGCAGTACGAGCAGCTTGTTGAACGCCTTGACGAATGTTGTTACCTACTACTTGTTGCATGGTTGGTTGGTGTGCAGGAGTGGTTACATTATGCTTGTAACGTCCTTGTACATCGTTCTGCAACAAGGTAGATGCAACATAATCGTATGCATCAATATCTGTCATATTATCTGGGATTTTACCCAAAGCTCTGTCTCTAGCAATGATACTCATCGTATCTTGATAAAGACCAGTTTCTGCTTGTTCAGCCAAAGTTAACAGCAAATGTGGTTTTTCATACAACTCTGTTGTGGATTTATCATCCCAACTTTGAACCTGATTGAGAATGTCTTTACCGTGTGAATAACCACCTAATTCTTCAATGGTGTCATTAAATTTGAGCTGATGCTCATCCACCAAAGTTGTGCTTGATTGGTAGGGGTTCTCTTCAACATCAGGCAAATCATAAGTATCAACGTTTGATTCCTTTAAGAGTTGGCTGATTGCAGATGGGTCATGACGCAACAGGTCGATAGCGAATTTAACTTTATCTTCGCCTAGCAAACCATGTTGCTCTAGTGTTTTCAGAGTACGAAGATGAGGCTTGATTGACTGCATCTTCTTCTGATAGTTCATGCCCATCTGCATTGCACGAACAATGTCTTCAGCATTAGTAAGCTGCATTGTTGTGCCATTGGCTTTGAACTCGCCAGTGACTTGACGGTAAAAATCTTCAAAATTTACACCGTCTTGTTTGGATTCTATTTCAGGCTGAGCTTGTTGCTGTTCTTCAGGAACTTGCTCAATTTGTTCTTGTGGATTAGTACCAGTATCTACTAAACCATCACTAGATTCTTTATAACCATAATCTGAAGGATTTAATTTGTCAAACTGCTCATCTGACATATTAATAATATCTTCAAGGGATTGCTCTTGATTCTGGGCAACCTGCTCAACCTCTTGTACCTGTTCGGGTACTTGGTTCGTAGCTTCCTCTGGTACTTCTTGGCTTGGTACTTGCGGATTTTCATAGTCAATTTGAGTCATTAGTATTCACCTTCTTGCATCATACGTTGTGCCTCAGCCAAGTTAGCTTTTGCATCCTGACTTCTGCTTTGAACATTGGTAAGGTACTTATGCAATGCACCTACACCGATAATCTCATTAGTAATATCTTTGCGAGCCTCTTCTCGTGTTACAAGAACCATTACTTTAGCGAGTTCAGCAGGCATATTATTAAGATAACGTTCCATGATTAGCAGTTTAAAATCAGGGTTGTTACAAAGACGCTCTAAAGCTTCTCCTAACTCAATACTCTTACGATACTGCTCTACAGTCAGTTCGTATTCGTTTTTACCCTCATTGGTTAAGATGTCCATTTCGTGTCCTTAATGGTGGTTAAAAAACTATTGTTGGTTATCGCCTCTAATGTAATTACCTAAACCATCAGCTATATGAAGACCTCTTGGCAATGCTCTGTATTCAGGATTCAGTAAGCCAGTCTGTCTGTTAATTTTAACCTTTGGTTTAGAGCCATTAGATTTGTTACCAGATTTATTTTTAGCTTGCTGAGCTGCTTTAGCTTTAGCTTCTTGAGCTTTAATATCAGCAACTCTAGCACTATTGTGTCCTTTAATAAGCTCTTGAGCAATCTTACCTCTGTTTTGAGCATTAGCTTGAGCTTCAACAATTTCACGTTGACGTTCATGTGTAATGCCTTCTTTTTGTTCCAAGAAGTCCAGATTACGTTGGTCAGTGTCAGCTTGTACTTGACCCATTTGAGCTTGAATAAAGTTACTTCTAGCAAGGAAGTATTCTTCTTCAGCACGGAGTTTAGCAACTCTAGCTTCAGCTTCAGCCATCTCAGTCTGAACTCTTTGCTGTTCGATTGGGTCAGGCTGAGGTTCATATTTCTGAATAAGATTAGTAATAGTATCAAGATTATACAATCTACTAATCTCAACAAGGAATATTTTAGTCAAATCAAAAGGTATATTATTACCTAATGTTTGCATTAAGAAGGTTAGCTGTTGAGCTTTACCTTCTGATTCACTATTAGATTTAACTGATACATCTAGGAAGAAATCACCAGCTAAATCTTCTCTTCTAATGGTTTGAAACTCATTCTGAGTGATTGCAATGGTCTCTTCTTCACTGAGCCAGAGGGCATTCATGGCAACAATCTTGTTACCGACTTCTTTCAAACCTTGAGACAATCTAAACAAAATATCAGATTCACGTTGAGTCATAGCTGTAATAGCTTGGCTCATACCCTGTACAACCTGACCGTAAGCATTACCATCAATACCTTGTTGGAATGCTTTAACACCTGTAGCAGCTTCTGCTTCAGCATAATGTTGTTGTAAGAGACCCATAATAGAAGCTGGAACTTCATTAGCTGTATGCATGAAGATAGCTTCAGATGGGTGCATACCAATAGGATTATATTGATAATCTTCACCTCTGTTAAATTTATCTGCATTAACAGAGTCTAAGAAACCTTTAGGTGTTGCAACTTGAGCATTAGCACTTCGTGCATTAATGTCAATCATTGCTCTTGTCAGAGCGGTAATAATCTGCTGATTGTCTTTGACAAGCTCACCATCAGGCTCACCATAAACAGAGCCAAATACAGGCAGATAAGGGATAACGACAAAAGGAAGTTTATTGTCTGGGAACGGACTACGTTCCATACGAATAATAGTATTACCAACGATAGTAGCCACAAAAGCTTGAACAATACCAGTTTTATCAATATCGTAGTATCCCCAATATTCATATGCAGTAACTCTCTTACGAGCTTTATCACTAAAGTTGAAGCTATTAATCTTATCTAAATTTTCTTTGCTATATATATCATCATTCTGGTTCAAGAATGTACTGTCCATTTGAAGGTCAGCTAAACCAACATTGAAAGCTTCATCAAGATTCTTATAAATACCTTGAGACTTTAATTCTGAATAGCTAGTAGTAAATTTATAGACAGCAAATCTAGCTTGAGAGAAATCACCTTCACATGAAGGGTCAATAATCAAACTAGAATTAGGAATAACTTTGACTGATGGTCTGTTCTTAGTAACGACCTCTTCTTTGACAATCTGAGTTTCACCTGTATTAACAGCAATAACAGGTCTACCATATTGAGAAGAAGCTCTCAAAGATTCTTGAAAGTCTTCAGGTAACTCTTGAAAGGTTTGAGTTTCATTAGGTGTTTCTACCTGAGTTTGTTGCATCTCTTGGTCAATCTGTTGGAGAGCCATAAGCAACATCTGATACTGTTCAGGGTCAGGTGTAACATATTGATATACAGGTTCTTCATGTTCTTTGGTTTGAGTCTCAGTTTCCCAACCTACACGAACAATAGCTGTACCTGTATTAACAGCACTTCTCACAAGGTCATTAATGAACTTAACCTTGTCTATTAAAGCATTGAACTGGAAGTTCAATACTAATTCATTCTGTACTGCACCAAATAAATATTCAGGTGCATAAGCATTTACATGAAATAGATGTTTTTCATTGAGGAAGGCTGTCGAGAGAGCACCATAACGCCATTCAGCCAAACGTCTGATAACTTTAGGTGCAACTCCCGAACGACCTTTTTTAATACTAGCCTTATTGGTTTCACAATTAAGAAGTTTATCCCATTCATCAATTTTACTCATCTGAGCAGCATGGAATGTTTGGGCATTATTAATGTCAGATTTCAAAGCTTCTACAGTAGGTTCATTAGCCCAATCTGTTAACTTGGATTCTCTGAAGCCACCAGATTGAATGATGGCTTTAATGTTCTCTGCAATTCTTACATTATCTGACATGGTATTCCTTACTTCTTATTATTGTAAAAGTTTAAGAGTTTAGTGTAATTCTCAATATCTGCACGCAACTGTTCAGCAGTAGCTGTATTACCCTCAGCTTCTGCTAAAGCAAGCTTAACTTCGTATTCTTCAATACGGCGTTGGCAGAATTTAATAGAATCAAACATTACAAAATTACCTCAAAATGGGGCATATCAATAAAGGCTTTTTTACCCAATTTTCTACGGGCATTAGTATAAGCCAAAACTAGCGATTCTGGCGAATCTTTTGTGTTGGTAATGTTTACCCATGCACCGCCCCAACGAATCGCTGTATTAAGCTCCTGAGCGGCTTGCTGCATGGCTTTAGCAATAGGGTAGAAACCTTTAGCATTCCAACTAAGTGGATAGGGAACTAAATCCACTGCATGAGAATAGCCTGTAGCTTGTCTCAAGTGCATACTATTCATAGTTTGGCTTACGCCTTTACGAACATTTTGTTTCTGTTGTTCTACTGTTCTCAAGCCTTCAAGAACTGAGAAATCAACTGTTGAAATCTGAATTGCTCTCTCCACCACTGCTTTCAGTTTCGGATGGACTTGAGAGAGTTTCTCTTTCGATTTGTTTGACAGATTGTAAGACATCTTTAGTCTCCTCTAATTGTGCTTTTGAATAGAGCCATTTTTTAGTAATACTTGGAAGTGTTTCCCCTAACACCTCCAAGATATTAGTACCATTCATTGATGAAACTAATGCTACTAATGCTAAAAGACTCACCCCGAATTGACCTTGGTAGTAGTATGCTACTGAAATACCACAGTAAGTACCCAGAAAGAAGTTAATCACTCTGGTACGTCTTCTTAAAGGTTTTCCATCCAAACTGGATTTGATTGAACCAAGAACACTGCCTATAACAATCACAATACACACCAAATAACTAGGATGCAGTGTTGTCATATTTTATCTTTGTTTCCTGTTTAGTGAAAAATGCAGCACCCATAAACCATGCAAACAATACAAAGCTAATGAGCACCATTGGGGTTAGTGGTGGGTAACTAACCATGTACTTGGCAGCGATAATAAGCTCACATAATGAACCTAAGAGTAGTGACACATACTTAGCCACTTGTCTCCCTCTACCACAAGAGCAAAGGGAGAACATGGACAAAGTAACACACCACAGCAAGAACCATACAAATAAACTAATATCGACAGCAAATGCCATAGGTAGGTCAATAACAAATAGGTCAGTTAAATGAGCTAGTATGAGACTGAGCCATAAGAAGTGGTAAACCAAGTTAAACCATCTTAAGCCTCTAGTATCATTACCGTATATCATTTTACTGATTCTCATAAGTTATCCCCAAGTATGTCCCCAAGTTACAGTTTCAGTATCTGGGTTATAGATACCTTCATATGCACCTTGTTGACGTTTCTTCTCTTCTTCAGTTGCCTTAAGTGTGAGATAAACAAACTTAGGATAAAGATATGCTGGAGCATTTAATGCATATGATACAGTGGTAGGATTATAGTCACCATCATCGCCATAAGTAGTATGAATCAAAGCAACAGCAAATTTTGCATTGAATGATTCAGTTTCCAGATTAAAAGCTGAAGTATCTTGGCAGGTAACAGAAATCTCACTGTTTGCACCTGTTTCATAAGTAAGCTTCAAATTAGGGTAATCAGGATGAACCATCTCAAATGCAGGTGCACTATCCAACTGATTCATAAACTCTTCAGTAAATGCAGGCAGTTCATTAACTGATTCTTTGAACCAACCGATAGGACGAACCATATCAATGTAACGAGGGTCAGCAGCGTCACTACCTACAGCATTAGCACCGAAACCTTTAAGCTCACCATTAGCATTAATGAATACATCTACAATAGCGTAAGAGATATGACGTTTACCATCACTATCAATATCACGTTTCTTAGGAAACTTATCTGGATAGTTACCAAACTCTTGAGCTTCTGAGCCTTCTTGAATGCTAATAGTTGGAACATTAGAGTGAAACTTCTCTGTATAAGTTTTCAAGAAATATTTACTCTTCTCTGCGTGTATTGTTTCAGTACCATCTTCTTTAAGGGTCAGTTGACCATTCTTGAAGCCTACACTAACAGGAAAACCCAACTGTCTTGGTTCTTCCCAGTTAAGTTTAACTGCAAGTTTTTGGTTGTCGTCAATGTGGATAGTTACATTATCTACATCCTCACGTTGAATTACCATCATGCGAAAAATCCTATTAAGTCTACAACAATACGTTTACCAACAGGGATACCACTAGCATAGACTTCTCTTGTACCAGCATTAATCCATATTGAACCAAAGGACTCACCTACATAAATACCTGCTTCAACCAAATTCTTTGGAACAGGTGCATTAGCAGGCAATCTAGCAATAATTCGAGTATTAACAGAAGTATTAAACTTACCGTCAATATGAACCTTGCCAAAGCCATCTGAGACTTGTAAATACAATCTATTGGTTGCATCAATAGTTCTGCCGATATGGTCAGTGAATATTGTTGAACTTTCGTATGTCAGATTGTATTTCTCAACATTCTTAACTACTCTAACCTTACCATTAGATATACTGAAATCATCTGTATGTAGGTCAGTAGGTTGAATTACTTTCATATCTTCTCCTAGAAGTTAAACCTCTCTATTTCGGTAGAGAGGGTATTCAACTATTAGGCAGATACCAAATAACCTTTAGTATTACCAGCCAAGTCTTGAACTACTTCACCTTTAACTGCTTCTTTTACATCAGTATCGAAAGTAGCCAAAGCTTTAATTTCAGTCCAGTAATCATCAGCAGATTTAGGTGCGTCAACAAACTTAGCCAAGTCTGCTTCGATAACAGAGTTATCGCTCAGAGTCAGCTTCAGTTTGTTTTCTGCGGTAATCTCAGCACCTTGCAACTTAACATCTACGGTAGAAGCAGGCAGTTCCAACTCTTTCTCTACACCTGCAGAGTCAGTTACTTTTACTTTGTTACCTTCGATAGCAACAGCAGTAATAGACTTAACAGCAGCAGGCAATTCCAGTTTCAAACCAGCATCAGAAGCAGTCAGAGCTGCACTAGATGCAGGGTCGATTTGTACAGCCAGTTTACCTTGAACTACGCCAAGACCAGTACCAATGTCTTCTTTAAAAACAACTTGAGCCATTATTTATTTCCTTATATCAATTTTCAGAATTTTCAAGTGCTACCACTTGAGCTTTATCTTTACCACCGAGGTCAGTCAGTGGTTCAAGATTCAGTTTGGGCTGTTCACCAGCACCACAAATGTCTTCATCCAAGACTTTAAGGTCAGCTACAGTATATGTGCAATCGTCATACATTACCATAATCTTACCGTTAACTCTTGAAATAGCAACAATAGATTCGACTCGACAACCACCTTTAACGGCAGGTTTCTCATCTTTAACTTCTGGTTTAGGTTCTTCCACTTTAGGTGTGCAGCAACCAGTTTTAACTGTAATACGTCTATTATCGTACATGATTCTTCCCATTTAATTAATAACCAATAGCGAGCCAAGAAGTCTCATCCATTACTACACCATTCTCAGTAGTACCAATACTACAACCTGTATTATCCATGCCACCAACGTGAGCAGATACTACCAATTCACCTGCAATACCATTATTCACAATAGGTGTAGCATGAACAGAGATACAAGCAGTAGGGAAAGGAATAGGGAACTCTACTCGTTTATACTGGTCGCCATACTCTGTTACTCGACCCCATTGGAAGATAATACCACTAGCAAATTTCTGATAACCACTACCTTTGTTATCACCAGATTCACCTTGGTTTTCACCTTCAGGTACAAGTGCTTCAAGAGAAATAGTAGATACTGTTTGGTTATTAGCATCTTTAAGCAGAATATTTTTACCTTCAATAGCACCGCTTTGTACACCTTGTCTTGGCTCTTCCAGACGAAGACCAGACTCATCCTGAATCAAACCAGAACCAGAAGCTAACTTAATACCTAATGGATTAGCAGCAGTGCCATTACCAGTGATAGGTGCTTTAACAGCAACTTCAGTCAGTAGATTAGTTGGCAATGCAGGAGCATCAGGTTTATTTTTAAGTGTATTAACCTCTTCTTCCAACTTGTTAATCTTTCTGGCTACACTATCAGCAAGATTCAAAGCAGTCTCTTTACCATTACCTTGCAGAGTAGAACCAACATTCAAATCCAGTTGCAATGGTTCAGCAGTAGTACCTTTGCCTGTCAAACCAGAACGTGAACCAAGAGTAATACCAGCAGCTACTTGCTCTTTTACAGTATCAATAGCTTCTTTAACCTTAGTAACTTCAGCATCTGTATAGTCAGACGATACTTTGATAAGAGAAGCTTTAAGAGTCTCAAGAGCAGTTTTCAGGTTCTCAAGAATAGCCAGTTCCTTACGATTAACTTCTTGAGACAAGTCATTAATCTTATCGTCCAGCTCATCTTTAACAGCATTCAAAGCTTTGGTCAGGTTATCTACTGGTTCAGAATTAACTACCAATTTACCAGTCTGAGGATTAATAATAAGGGAAGTCAGGTCTACCAACTCTCTCAAATCAATCCATAGCTTCTTGGTTTTCTCATCCCATGCAAAGCCTCTATTAAGGTCAATATCATTAGCATGGACAAAGTTTTGTACGTTTTGTTGTCGCATATCTTTTCCTTATTAAACAACTCTTACTCGAATGTTACTTACAATCAACTCACTACCTGCTTTAGCAGAAGCACTTACAGTAATCTTAACTGTTTTACCTTCATTACTAACTTCAGTAGAGATGTCACCTTGCAAATTTTCTTTAAAATCTGCACAAGTAGAGGTAACAGTTTTAACTGTTTTCTTGCCAGCAGGTACTTCTAGAACTTTCATCTTATCTACAAAATTAAATGCTTGAGTTAAGAAATTACCTGCTTGAGCAATGTTTACTGTCAAATATCCTGTTGATTTAGTATCTACTACTTGAGTATTAGGCAAATCTCCACCAATAACTCTAGAGTCAGAAACTTGATACTCACTTTTATTTGTAACTAAATCATTAGAACAAGGAAGTTCTGTAGCATAACTAGCAAATACATAAGCAGCCTGCCAACCACAATCATTACCTTGTGGTTTTACTAAAATTACTGCACCTTTAATATCTTCATTAATAGTTAATTCGCCATTAGTAAAGGTAAAGTTATTGAATGCAGTCATTTGCTTATTGCCAGCAGGTGTTTTGCTAGGATTGCCTGAAACAGTCTCATTACGCCCGTAATAATAAGAGAATCTTAGTTTATTATCAGGCATTTCTTTAAATACAATAGGTGAGGAAACACCACCTGTATCTTTAGTAATATTCTGAGCTTTTGTGGCAGGGTCGTAAACAGCATTAGTCATTACAAACATAGCTGCACTAACTGCACCAGTTACTTTAAAGGTTTTACCTTGCAAAGTATCTTTAGTCATAAAGTAATTCAAACGCCCATTACCATAGTAGGCAACTTCAATCTTACCTGTTGAATCAATAGCAGAAGACAAGAGCTGAACACCCGTTTCTTTATCTACAATAGGAATCAAATTACAAGTATCTTTATTCTGTGCTTTAGCTTTTGCTTTTAATACAACAGAGGCTCTGTTATTTGTTTTATTGATTTCAAAAGGTGAGTCAGTAGTAATTAAACTACCAATAGGGTAATCACCTTCTTCACTCAATGTAAGAGCCAAAGTTACTTTAATAGAGCCACCAGCTTGCATTCCAGTAAGGGTATAACCAGTATTACCAGTATTCTCTTTAACAGTTACTTTATCTGCTTCATAAGTTTTACGCGCAACAGTGACACCTGATACTTCAGGAATCTGTAAATCCAATGTAGCAGTATCTACAGTACCATCACCAAGGTTAGAAGCAATAAGAGTAACGATAGCTTCATCACCTACATAGGAGGAAGACTTATCAATAGTCATACCAAGAATCAGGTCACTAATAAGAGAGGTTTCTGGTACTAATTGGATACATTCACCATCTTGCTTAGCCAGTACAGTAGTGCCTTTCTTCCAAACTTTCTTAGGTAAGGCATCAATAGCTGCACAATCCAATCCTGCTTTAGTTTCAGAAGCATCACCTTTATCACCTTTATCCCCTTTGAGGGAAGCCAGCCATTGTGCTTCATTACCTACAAAACCATTATCAACAGCGATTTGGTAAGCAGATTTGCCATCTCCACCTTTAGTACTTACACCACTCTCACCAGCTTCGCCACGAGAAGGTTTACCAGTATCTACACCATCAATGAACCAGTTACCATTAACACCAATACGGACACGAGGAGTCTCTAGAACTACATCATTACCATCTGGGTTATGAATGGTTACATCACCTGTACGAGCATCTTTATCAGCTACTCTTGGAAGTTTAGTAGGGTCAACATTGATAACACCATCATTGCTAACAGTGAGAGTGTTACCAACATTCACATCCAACTTCTTATCTTCCAGCCGTTCCCAGTGAATAGTTTTACCTACATCACGAGCGAGAACGGCATTCTCAATAGAATTTGTATTCATGTTTATTCACCTTGAGGGGTTGAATGAATATAACCTGCAACATAAGAACCATCGAAATTACGCAATTCAACACCAGCAGTATGACCAGCATGAAGAACAGTATTGTCATCCAAGGTAAGTTCATAGTTACCAGAGGTCTTGTTGAATACAAAAGATTTAACACCTTTAGTAGCATCAATAGCTTTTTGCAGTGCTTCATCTTTATCTTTCAACTCTTGAATAGTTGTATCATATTCACAGCTAGTAATGAACTGACACCAGCCAGTTTCTTTGCTAGGGAATACAGGATTACAGCAATCTGGTTTCTTACATGGGTCACATGGGTCAGGTTCAAACTCTTTAGAAGTAGGTTCAATTACTTCTTTAGCAATCCACAAATGACCACCATGAGTTACCACTGCACCAATGTCATAACGTTGATATGGAGAGAACTCAGCTACACCTTTCTCATACAGATATGCCAACAGAGAACCTTGATACAGCAATACACTATTCAAGTCTTTCATTTGCAAATCACCTTCTAGTGATTCCAAACCAAACTTGAAGTTAGCATTAGCAATACGGTCTACACTGTCTTTACCAACGACTTTGTTAGTACCGAACTCAACAGGCAAGTACTTACCAGCAGCAGCTTCACTTGCAAACACTTTTACTTGATTTACTCTTTTCATTTTAGAACGCCTTAATTAGTTGTTTATGAGTAGTGGAAATAGCCGATTGGCGAGGGTGTACTGCCTTGATAATAACCTTTGTATACAGGGTTTTCGGCTTCGTTTCGTCTCCAGTTCCCAAGACGGAACGGAAGGCATGGGTCGATTGTTGCAGTTCGTCTGCACTCTGAGCAACAACCACATACGGGCTTACAAAGCTCGCTTCTGACGTAGAAGTGAGCGTGCTTACCACAGGTTTGCTTTCGGATTGTTTCGCACATTGTTTGTATCCTAAAGGGTTAATTTTATTAATGTCAGTGATTACAGCAGGTGCAGAGATAAACTCTTCACGTTTAGTAGTATCTGATTCATAAGTACCATTCTCACCAAATGCCAGATGGAAATGTCCTTCAAACATAGGAAAAGAATCAGTATTCAGAGCTTGAATCCAATGCTCTCTGGTTTTACCCAAAGGCAAACCTTCAGCCATTCTTCTCAATGCTCTAGCTAAATCAGGATACTTAGCCAATTTACCGTAAGAACCATCCCATTCAATCCAGCCAGCAGGTACTGTAGCTTCACCTACAACGTGAACCATAGAACCAACAGGCAAACCATCAAATTCATTGGAACAGCTTACAGCAAATGTATCAGAACCAAGAGCTTGATACAGCTCAGGGTACATAGCCTTATCAAACTTATCACCACCTACATACTCAATATAACCATCCATTTGAGTATTCACAGGAACAGTAACAATAGTACCTACTGGATTAATATCTTTAGATGCAGCAGTATCTACATCCAATCTTTTCCAATGGATTGAACTAATATGTGATGTATTCTTTTCAGTCTGAGAGATATACAAATGACCATCAAAGGTAACAACAGCACCTCTTGGATAAGCCATATTCAAAGTAAACTCTGGGACACCTCTATCAAACAAATAACCAAGATTTGCTGTCAAGAAATTCAGTACACCATTCAACTGTTCTTTGGTAGGTTGTTTATCAAAACCCAACTCATAAGGCAGTTTATTGGTACGCCAGAAGTTATTTGAATCACCATAGTAAGTGGTGTTGTTCGCATCTTTCAGATTGCCTACTTTAGCTTTAGAGGCGAATACAGGGAATTTACCCAGCAAACGTTCCAACATCTTATTCTCCTTCGCTCAAGTTAGCGACAACACTCAAATCGCCTTCATGACGCAATCTATCTCTATTGATAGACTCATCATTACCAGCTTTCTCAGAAGCTTCAATAGCCTTAATAGCTTTACGTCTTGCTTTAGGACAATCTGAATAAGTAGCCTTAGCAACAGCTTCAGTAGCCAACAAACCAAGCAATGCAGGTTCAACTGTATCAACTCGTTTAGAGACTTCTTCAGTCAGACTAGCATTAGCTTTAGTGACTCTAGCAATACTTTCCAAATCTTCTACAACAGCAGTCAGACGTTTAGAATATTCAGCATAGTCATTAGCCAGAAGAGTACGATGTTGCTCAAGGTTCTCTTGCAAACAACGTTCATATTGAACAAACAAGTCTTCTACATTCTTGATGTTGGTTTCCATCAAAGCAAGAGCTTCATTGAATACTACTTTTTGAGTTTCCAATTCATATTGAATCTTTTCTTGATTCTCTACAAATTGATTCACTCTGGGTGCAATCTGACTCAAGAAAGGAATGTTATCTGCAAGTTTAATCAATGCATTAACATTCTCTGCAAGAGTAACAATCGTACCTAGGTATTGCTGGAAGAACTCCAGCTTGTTTACGTTAGCATCGAGCTTAGTAATATGAGGAAGGTTATCAGATAGTGACTTCAGCATTTGAAGATGAAGGTATACCTGATGCACTACCGCATATGCTTCTGAACCAATCTGATAATGAACCAACTGATTCAGGTTATTAACGCCCATCGGTCTAACATCAGACAAATGTGGATACATTAAATCCATCCTCTCATATAAGGTTTTTGATTAATAGTAATACCCTCTTCTACCCCCAAACCTTGACGTTGTAATTCCTCAACCAATGTGCGGAACTTAGCATAATAAGCATTAGACTCATTATGTTTAGAACCACCCATATTCTGATAGAAAAGACAAGCTACATATGCTTGTAGAGCCGATTGAAATGAAGCAGGAATATTGATTTCCCAATCCAAATCCAATGGCTCTGTATAAGGTATTTCAGGGTGCTTTGCTCTATACAAGACAGAGAGTTGACCTTCTGTCATGTTAGGAACATGGATACAGTTATACTCAGGAAGCATAACAGAATACGGGCTGAAATAATCATTGATAGGAAGTTGATTACCTTCCATATCTTGTACTGCAAGTACCTTGATTAAATCATCTCTAAAAGGGTACTCTGGACTGTCCATGATATATCTGACTTTTTCGGTCGATAGGAGATTACTCATGGCATATTTAGAGTTCAGATAGTAATGGCTCAGTCCAGAGTATAGCTGAATAATCAAGCTAGACTGCTTAAAAGGAAACACCGTATAGAAGTAGTCTAAGGCTCGATTCAAAGATTGAATTATTTTTGGTAGGTAAGCAGGCAATATATTATAAGTACCTGTCTCAACAGCAGGTGAGCCTTGTAACTCACCCAATGCCATATCGCTTAATAGTTGTCTCAGTTTCATAATTACACCAAATAATCAGATTGATTGTGTTCGTGATTTAAATCGGTATCATTGAAGTGAAACATATTGTGTTTGATAGGCTGCGCTGTAACAGCTTTCTTTGGGTCAGGTGAAACAATATACATCTGTTCTAACTGACTTATCATGTCTAATACATCATCATGCTTACTTTTGATACCATCAATCGTAACCATTGAAATCTCGTCTGTCAACTCCGTGATTAACTTAGAGTTTTTCTGGTCTTTAGGTAAGTAGAACTTACCATTTTTCCAAAATGGGATAGTCAATCTAAACCGTTCCATCTTATTAGATTTAGCAGGAATACCTTCTCTGCTACTGTCTTTACTACGAGCCAAAGTAAAGTAACAATCTCTCTTACCCATCTCATTCTTAATCAAAGAGATGAATGCACCTTGTTGTCCAGATACCTCAATACCTACACCCATAGGATTGTATTTACGAACCAAAGCAAATAAATCATCAAAGGTTTGGTTCATTAACTGTCTACCAATCCTACCATCAACAAGATACCTATTACTTTCGCTATCAATAGCCCATACACCAATCACTGTATAGTCAGCTTTACGAGCAGTAGAAGTAGCAAAGTCAGTAGTAATATAGAAATTATAATCAGCCTTGTTCTTCATCACATCAGGTGTATTGAACCATCTAACATCAGAGTCAAGAATCATTCTGTCATCATCAGAAGTAATCCTCAGCATCATCTCTTGTCTAAATGATTTAACCTGCTCAGAGCCTTTAGCCAACTGATACTGAGCCATAACTGAATCATAAGAGAATCGTTCTTCCCAAGCACCTCTAAACTCTTCTCTACTACAAGGAAACTCTTCACATACAGGATATACGTTCACTACCCAAGAACCAGATTCCACTGCTTCATATAAAGGGTCATTCTTGTTAAACGGTGTACCATTAAAAATAACTTTCCTTCTTCTTGGGTCAAGAGCAGGTATCACACCTTTATAGATAGTATCCTTAACCTTACCCAAAGTAGTAGGTGAACTAGCTGCTTCATCTGACAACAAGTCATCAAGGATAGCCAATACAGGACGTTTACCGAATATCTTAGTACCACGCAAACCAGTAGTAGCACCAAACAGTTTCAAACCAAACTTCTTACCATCAATGTTAGTAAACTCAATATAGCTGTCAGTAAACTTAGCTTCAGGCAGATACTTCTGAAGAAACTCAGATTGGTTATAGCGGAACTCAATATTCTTTCTCAAGTTCTTTGCACCATTCTCCATAGTATCTGCTACATAGATAGCAGTATCTACCAAACCAAAACCAGGAATCTCTCTAAAGATAGCCAGATAAGGAATCAAGAACTCAGCAAATACGGAAGTCTTAGACAAACCACGAGAACAAAGGTTAGCCAGATATTGATTCTTATCACATAAACCATCAACCATCTTAAAGTGAGCAGGTGGTGAATTATTGTAATCACCACTAGCATTTACCATCTTAATAAAGTTCAGATAGGTAATGGCAAACTCACTAGGCTTATATCTTCTAAGCTCTTCATAATCTACTGCATCTAAGTAGTCATCTACTGTTTTCTTAATCTTGATTGATTCCATCTTCAACCTCTTTATAGATTACCTGTTTAGATACACCTTCAACATCAGCCTCACCTAAATCAATCAGTCTCTTCTGCTGAGAAGCCAATGAAGTAAGAGCAGTCTTCAGTTGGTCAACGATACTATTATCCTCAACCTTAACTTCCAACTCAGCTTTAGCAACTTCAGGTGCTTTCAGGTGTGTCATCAAACTATTAGCAGCATCAGAACGAACCTTCGGACTAACATTTACATCAGTCATAATCTTCACTTGAGTTTGAACAGCTAAGTGAAAGTAATCATGGTACATGATATGCGAAGGTACAAGCATTCTACCTTGCAGTTCTACCACCAACTTAGTCTTATTATAGATACTCGCATAGCTATGTAAGAAAGACTCAGGAGCACCACTAGCCTGAAGTTCAGCTACCCTATCAGGGAAAGTCTTGGTATAAGCACGAACCAAAGAATCACCAGCCATCTTATGAACCAAGAACTTAACAGCATTGTAATACTGCTGCAATGACTGAGGAGATTCCCCTTTGAGGCATCCAATCAAGTCAATACACTGGTCTCTAAAGTGAACACCTAAGCCATCATCCATACCCTCAATAGCCTTGTTCATCATCTCTGTAGCTACAGTAATACCCTTTTTACTCATCTTTGGAGGGGCAATACTAGCCATATACTCTTCAGTTACAGGCTCAATCTTAGGCTTAGCAAGTATCTTATCAATCTCAATTAAAGCTTCACTATCCTTACCTTCTGTATCAAGATTCTTCTTACCACTTAGCACTTTATTAGCAAATGTAAGCTCTTTTCTAACATCTTTATCAGCAGGTAAGGGAATACCTAAATCTAACTTCTCTGTTTCCATCTTCTGACCCAATAAACAAATAAAACCCCTAGAAGATACTAGGGGTTGCATAAAATGTAAACTACTTATTTACCACGTTGAGCTTTAGTCTTACGAGGATTACGAGCAGCAGCACCTACATCCTGCCCCAAAGTATTCTCATCTTCTGAGAACTCAGCAGGATTATCAGTCTGTTTAGCAATAAACTCAGCTTGAATCTCTTCATGGGTCTTAGCAATAGAACGGTTAGTCCAACCACCAGTAGCTTGCAAGTCACGACCAGTAGTATCAGCAACTGCAACATTAGGATGAAGAGCAGCAAACAACTTAGCTTGGAAATCACCACTAACAGGTTCAATCTTAGCTTGTTCTTTCTTCCACTTATCAAACACTACAGTCTCAGTCTCTTCCTCAACATAGTCCAATGCAGGAGTAGCAATAGTAACAATCTCAGGGTTACAAGTAACTACCACTTCTTCACATTGACACTCAGCAGTAGGGCGGATAAAAGCCTTCTCTTCAGGAGGCAGTACACAACAACAATTACTCATTTATATACCTCCTTACAGTCTATCTTCAGGCTGAACAGTTTTAGGTTTATCTGAACCAGTCTCAGCAGGTGTATCTGATTCTACTGGTTTAGCAGGTGTATTAGCTTCAGCAGCAGGCTTCTCAGCTTTGTCACCCTTCTCTTCTTTCTTCTCATAGCAGCAAGGAAGAGGAGCTTCCCATTTAGGGTCATGAACCACAAGAACAGGCTGTTTAGGGATACACCAATCAAAGTCAGGGGCATTAGCTACACGTTTATGTTCACTCTTGAAAGCAGACTCATACACTGTCTCAGGGTCTTTTTCACAAGCATCATAGTGAGGATATTCCTCTTTAATGGCTTTTTGCAAATCACCATTCTCATGGTTCTTATACAGTAAATGGTACACAGCCTTATTAATAAAGCTTTGACCTTTTACAGCCGAACACTTTTCCATTTTTCAAACTCCAAATAAGGTTAACAAGTCAATTACTTGCGCTATAACTACACACGAATTTTTCTCTAAAGTCAAGTACCTATAAATACCCCCCCTCCACTTGATAATAATTCTCATATAGAAAGGTAGTCAAAATGTATTGTAGAGACAGGTTAACTTAGATTCATTAATATTTTTATGAAATATTGAATTAAATTGATAGTAGAGACAAGTGATTGTAGTACACCCATACACTTGCAACTTCCAGTTGCTTCACTATCCCCCCCCC